AGACCTTCAATACTTTTTGTAATTTCCTTACGGAATTTACTTACGTCAAAAGGTTTTGCCATTTAGTTGTCCACTTCCATTAATAATGCTTCATTGATTACTGCAAAGAGTTCTTCGTTAGTAGTGCAAAGAATCTTGCAGTTTGTCCAATCATTTTCATTATTACGGCCACCGACTTCAATCATAAAGCCATTATCATATCGGTTAACAGTAAATGATTCATTTACTTTGCTTAATTTTTCTAAGTATTTCATATTATTCCTTATTGTTTGTGTACACCGTTAGTATACAAACTAAACGGTTCTTTGTCAAGGTATTCTGGACAATTATCCGCAATACGCTCTAGTTCATTGTCATTTGGAAAATGTCGTAATGCAGTCCTTGCTTTGTCTCTTATTAGACTAGGCACTCTAGGTGTCTTGCCCGGGTCGCACAGTTCTTCCAATAACTTTTTACCCTGCTTTAGGGCACGGTATCGTTCGTCTGGTAGTGTCATGGAGTTCTCCTTAGGAAGGGGCCTAAGCCCCATCACCTATTAAGACTTGTTTTGTCTAGCACGAATCATTGCTAGAATGTCTTGTGCTTTGTCACTTGATGTGCCAGCTGCCGGGACACTAACTGGTGCAGTTGTTGTTGCAGGCTCATCTTCCCATGGTGCTGAAGTTTCTGCTACGGGGGCAGTTGCGGGTGCTCTAGTTTCAGTAGTAGCTGTGTGTTTATCCGCGGTCGCTCCTGCAGGTGCTTCTAGTCCCCAAGGACGATAGTAACTACCCCAACGCTCATTGTCAAAAGGTTGACCATCTACTGATGCTTCAAACATTTCTTTAATGATACGTAACTCTGCTTCATTAGGCTTCTTAGGTAAGAAGTCTGTTAAGTTGAACAAACCATGTGCTTCAATTGCGGATTGTTCTGACTCATTCAATGGTGATTCTTTACGTGCCCAATTACTAGTAGAGTAATCTGCATAACCACCTTTACTTGTTTTCTTAATGTTGAAGTCAACACCGTGCAAGTAATCTGTTGGCAATTCTTCCATTTCAGGATCCATCAAACTAGATTTAATCACATTGAAAATTTGTGAACTGATAACAAATCTGCGAATTGGGTTTGCAGGAACTTTGTCATCACCTAGTGGGTTTTGACGAACAAACCCTTGAAAGATATAACTGCGTTTCTTCCAATACTTGTTTGCCATTTCTTTCAATGTCTCATCCTTATACCAAGGACGAACTTCTGCCAAGATAGGGCAAGTCTCGCCAGTACCATACATTTCAATACAAGGTACTTGAACGATTGTTTGTTTGATGTTGGGATCACCCTTAACACCATTGAACGGCAACTTAATTAGTTGACGCTCTACCCAAAAGAATGTATTGCTACTATTTGCGTCAGGCAAGAAACGAACTGTTGCCGTCGTGCCTTCGTCAATGTTCCAATGGGGGTAGATAGAGTTATCTGATTGAGTATTAGAACTCTTGTTGTTTGTCTTATTGTCTTGTGCCGCGATACGGGCACGAATGTCTGCTAATGATGCCATGATAATATTTCCTTATAAAATTGAGATGGTCTCGTTTTTTAATATTCGCTACTTCCCTATGAAGTAACTAACATTAGAGATAGTATAGCAAAACTATCTCTCAATGTCAATAGTATTTATCCCGTTTGTGGGTAAACACATTTTTTTCTACGGTTTTTTACCCTTTTATATAAGGTAGTCCGATTAGGTTATCCAACATACGTGAATAAGTTTTGTCTAGGCTTTCACTAAACAAGTTGTCTTGGGCCTTTTGTTTCATATGTACAGTTGATGTTTCCGGTGGTTGCTGGAATAAATCATCTTTTACCCAACTGAAAAAGTTATTTAATGTACTACGTGTTATGGGATTTTCTTTTTGAGCGAACAAATCAGTAATATGATTTTCAATTGCATATGCAATTTGATGGTCATTGTATGTTGGATGTTTGTTGCCTAAGGCTACATTATATTTTTTCTTAAAGTCTTTTACAAATATAGGAAGATATTGTTTCAACCATTCTTCAGTTTTTTGATCCCATTCTAGTACTGGTCCAATAGGTCTATTTTCTAATTCAAATATTTTACTTTCGTTTTTATTAGTAGTTGTGTTATCTCCATCTACATCACTGTCTAAAGATAAATCCATTTGATTTTCAACTTCTTCTGGCTCGATATCAGGTAATTCATATCCGGTATTGTTCTGTGATGCTGACTGGGAAGATGATTGTGCATTACCAATGGCATTTTGTGCGGCAATGGCTGAACTTTGTCTAATCAACGGTTTGGCAAATCTGATAGTAGAGGATAACTCATTAGACATATCTTCAATCTCTTTGGCTTTAGTATTCATATATTTATCAAAGCCATCTATTTTAGTTTTATACCCATCTACGATATCAGAATACTTTTTAATTTCGGCGGCAGAAGTTTTAGCCATTTTTTCAAGTTCTTTAGATGTAGTTGCCTTATAATCACCAGTGTCTTTAACGTATTTTTTAAATCTTTCTTCTTTACTATCCAAATCTTGTTTTGTTTTTTCAAGTTGTGCGGCAACCGCATCATAGTTAACATTTGTTTTAGTTTGAATATTGTTTACAAGATTTTGTAATTTCTTAACATCAGCATCTTCTGCACCGGAACTATTAGCTAAGGCAGAAATTTGTTGTTCAATTTCTTTATATTTTTCTGGATCCATACCAGGCTTAGATTTTAAATCTTTTAAATCTTTTTGTAGCTTTTCTAACTCATCAGCACTTACTTTAGCCTTCTGTTGTCTATCAGCACTACCAGTAGTTAGTGTACCGCTTAGTTGTTTTAATCTTTCAACTTCACGGTCAGTCTCTTGTGCTTGTGCTTCATAATCTTGTAACTCTTGCCCAATAGACTTAATAGCATTCTGTTGAGTATTGATTAGATTATTTTGTGCCGCATCCGTTTTTTGTTGTTGTGTAGCCTTATCAGCTATGTATAAAGATAGTGCTTGTTGGCTATCATAGCCAGGAAACCTCAGCATGGCTCTCTGCATTAAATCGTTATCTAACGATAATGCAGGACCTTTTGGTGCTTCTCTTAACAATGACGATATTTTCATATTACTTTTTTAACAAACGTCTAATAGTATCTAGGTCGTCTTGACCTTCTGTAACAGCTTGGTCTACATCGTGTATGTTCATATTCATCATATCACCATTTGATGTTTTTACGGTAACTGTGTTACCATTTACTTTAACAACTGTTCCTTGAGATACTTTCATACCTGGATGAATTTCAGTATCACCATTGCCTTCTGCTATTCCATTGCTTTTTGCTCTTGCATTTTTAACATATGGATCTATTGATACACGTATTTGTCTGTCGTCAGTTACTGATTGACTTAATGCTTTTAGAAATTCTTTAAAGTACATTGGATTTGTTGCTTTTATAAACCAACCACCGGGGCCGTCCATGCTAGATGGGCCGGTGTCAAAGCCTTCCCATTTTTTACTTTTTATACCTTGAATTAATTCGTTACTTGGCTTATAAACATTAGAAACTTCCATTTTAATATAGCTTTCTACTGATGGGTCTTTTAGTAACTGAGATAGCTTATACACATTTGTATTACCGCCGGTTGTTTTTCTTACGCTATCGCCATATCCACCTGTGTCTTGTGGTGGTGCAGACCAATCTTCTTTTACAGGTTTTTCTTTATCGCTGTATTCAGCACGAATGTTTTGCATTGTTTTCTCACTAGCGTGTTTTTTTCCTGCGGCACGTAGTTTTTCCATACCTTTTTTACCGTACTTCTTAATGCCAAAAGATGCTTGCAGTGCGCTTTCTTCGATATCATCTTCTGCTACACCCTGTTGACCTTGTTGACCTTTAATTGCTTGTAACAATGCACGTGCAACAACACGGTCTTTTTCTTTTTCATCTTCTGGTAACTGAGCATAATTCTTTTTCATCAACTCTGCACGTTGTTGAAGTTTTGCTTCTAACTTACCTGCGGCTTG